TCGAGAACCACCAGCCCGACCTCGTAATCGTAGACCCATTCTATAAGCTCGCCACAGGGGCAGACGAGAACGATGCCGGTGCTATCTCCGAAGTGGTAAACCGAATGGAAAAGTTCTCCGAACGCCTAGACTGCTCATTCGTCTATGCCCATCACTTCTCCAAAGGAAACAAGTCTGACACGGACCACATTGACCGGGCAAGCGGGTCAGGCGTGTTTGCCCGAGATCCCGATGCAATCCTTACCCTAACACCCCACGAAGAAGAGGATCACCTGGTACTCGAGGCCACCCTCCGAGACTTTCCAACTCCCGACCCCCAGGTAGTAGAATTTTCATGGCCGAACTTTATCCATAAGCCCGACCTCGAACCCAAACTCCGAAAGCCAGGTCACACGAAAGAAAATAAGGAAAGACAGGATAAACTTTCCACCGCCCTGATCGAACTACTTAAACCTAATTCGATCATAGGTCTCGAGGTACTAAGAGATAAATTAAATGAAAAAATAAACGAAAATTTAAGCCAAACTGCTGTCCGAAATCTTATCAAAAAGACTAAATCTATTAGTGTATTAAAGACTAAAAAAGGTAAGCAAAACATTTACTCTTATAGCGATAAATGATGTCTCAACTCTGTCTCAAAACTACTAGTGCACACCCCTTATATAAAACGAGTGCACTAGTAGTAGTTCAGGCTATAGTAGAACCACCTTCCCTGTCGGGGTAAGCTATGGCCTCCAAAGTCGGCCATTAGCTATTGCTTCGCAATACCTACCGCTCACACCCGCCACCCCTTACCCTGACGGACGGGGTAAAGGGAAGTTGGTACTACGATACAATAGCCTACAAGCTCGGAGGGTCGAAAGAATAAAAAGATTAAGGGTAGAGTGTACATCGGACAAAAAAGAATGACAGAAAAGAACCCTGTGCTCGTAGAAGGCTTTGATCGGGTGAATAGGAGTCAGGAGACTCGCTGATATGCCAAAAGGCTAAATAGGGTACTCTACGGGGCTTTAAAGGCTATTCTCGTAAATATATCTTCGTATGTAAAACAAAAGAGCTTTTGTCATAGCCAACCAACTGACATAGCTAACCTAGTAGCATTCTGACAATATATATTCTGACAATATATATTCTGACACAGCCAACCAGGTAGGCTGGCAATCTAAGGATTGCAGGTCAGGCGGTTAGGCGGATGTCTCTACATCCGTAACCTCAGCCTCAATTACTTTTTCGTTCTTGAGGTTAGCAAGCTCGGCTCGGATCTCATCAAGGGATAAAGATTTCTTTACCTCTATGGTTTGAGTCGGCTCACCTTCGTACTGGCGATGCTTGTCGATTAAGATGCCTGTGGCGATAGGAAGAACACCTGATGGGATTTCATCGTCTTGGAGCTTCGTTATGAGACTTTCAACAGCAAGATGAGTCGCAGTGCCAATTAAGGCTCGTAAATGCTTTTTAGAGTCCTTGAGCGTCTCCTGTTCCCTAGATTTGACAACGGCAACAGTATGAGGTGAAACCTTACAAGTCTTAGTGATTGAGGTAATAGTTGCACCCTGTGCTAACATCGTAACCACTTTGGCGTAGTCCTTTGGTCGCTTATCGTAAAGCTGTTGGCCGGTGAATACAGCCGGGCAGACTTCTTCGGTCTTCAGATTAGCCGGAAGATTCTCTGCTTTCTGATACTCTCTGGGTCTCTTTGTAGGCATGAAATGAATCGGTGTGGCATAATGAGAAAGTATTCTCAATAAGGATCATGGCAAGTACAATTAGACATAATCATTATATCACGAACCACATATGCTAAAAAACAATGTAAGTTTATAACAAAAACAAGGTTTGTTTACATTTTTATGCTTTTTTTGACAAATCAGAGGGGGGGAGGGGGTCCGGCAAACCGGCCCGCCGGCCACCGCGACCGATTAGTAGCCACAAAAAAATTTCAACAAATTGCCCAATGCCGTAAATCATTGATAATCAACACCTCCGAACTTTTTTCGGAATGAACGAACTTTAATAATCTTGACAATCCCAACAGGTAATACTCAAAACCTATTAATTATGTAAGTGACTGAATATCAACATCTCCGAACAAATTTTTGGTAATTTACCCAACCCGAGGTGACCTCTTATCGATAATCTGTTATCATTAAGATATGCCACTAGAATGGACACCGCATCCCGCCATCCCGCCTCTCAGTTCGGCAGAGATGCTGCGGATGACACCTGAGAGCATCCTCGCTTATTGGGAAAGGCGTGAGGAAGCGATTAAGCTAGAGAAGGATGATCCATATCGTCATGGGTTTGAACTGGATACATGGAAGTTGGCGGATGAGCAGTTAAAGAATCACTCGGAAATTCTCCTTATGGGGGGTAACAGGGCTGGCAAGAGTTTTTACGCGGCCAAGCGGGTAGTCAAATGCCTCGTAGAGAACCCAGGTACTATTATTTGGTGTCTTACTGAAACATCGGCCAATTCGATCCAATTTCAGCAGGCTTTGGTATACAATGCATTACCTAAAGAGTTAAAGACGCTAGGCAGGGGGAAGGTTGGATATGTGATGTACAGCCTTCGTAATGGGTTCACAGCGTCCAAATTTACACTCCCTAATGCCAGCCAATGTATCTTTAGGAACTGGAGTCAGGACATTTCTACGATTGAGGGTGGTGAAATCGGCTGTCCGCGACCTCCGGTCAACGGGACATATAATATTGGATTTTGGGCAGATGAATTGATACCTATGCCCTGGGTTGAAACGCTAAGATTTAGATGCGTCACACGCTCCCATGCGAGCGAATATGATGGAGTTGTTCGCCCAGCGGCTGGCATCATCAGTTTCACCGCCGTGGACGGGTGGAACTCGGTGGTAAAGAGTATGCTGACGGGAGCAAAGACTGTGGAATCGGCAAAAGCTGACCTTTTGGATGGCGAGGAGGTTCCATTGGTCCAACAGCCCTTGAGGAAGGCTAGTTCAGTCGTTTATTTCCACACTGCGGCCAATCCATTTGGTGGATGGTCGGCCATGAAGACGCAATTGGAAGGGGAAAAGAGGGAAACCATCCTTTGCCGGGCGTATGGAGTGCCTGTTAAAGCGTCAAAGACTGTGTTTCCCGCCTTTTCTGACAAGAATATCGTGCAGGCTAAGGAAGTGCCTGTTTTAAAGGAGGATGCGGATGCCTCATGGGTGCTTTCGATAGACCCGGCGGGGGCAAAGCCCTGGACGATGGTATTGTTTGGGATTGATCCGCATGGGGTAGCCTGGGCGGTTAAGGAGTTTCCTGACTTTGATAGTTATGGTGGATGGATTGACCTGACCAAGGGGGATAAAGTTAGTGCAGGTGAGGCGGCACAACCGAATGGGTTCGGATTGAAGGACTATGCGGAGGTTATTCGGAGGATGGAGGGTGATCGCTTTGTGGATCGAATCATCGACCCGAGGTTGGGGGCGGCGAGTTATCAGAAATCGGAAGGATCTTCTAATATAATTGATGATTTAGCGGATGAGGGCTTACCGGTCGTCCCTGCGGAGGGTTTGGACATCGAGACTGGTTTGCAGGCGATTAATAATTTACTGGCATGGGATCGGAGTCGGGAGATGGGGCTGGGTAATCATCCTAAACTGATGATTTCGGATGAGTGTCAGAACCTGGTTGCCTGTATGCAGGAATATCAGACAGGTGATTTAAAAAATCCGGCTAAAGACATGGTGGACTGTGTGAGGTACTTCGCAGTGGGGAATTTTGAATACTTTGACCAAGAAGAATTAATCGCAACAGGTGGAGGTACATATTGAGGGCATTAACTACGGAAGATAAGCAGAATATTATAGAACTTCGGCAGGCAGGCAAAAGCTGGGGGGATGTATCCAGGGAGGTTGGTTGTGCGAGGAGTACAGCTCAACGGATATGGAAGCTTCGGGAGGTGGAGCAGGAACCCGAACCGGTTAACCTGGTGGAGGAGGCGAGGGTATTAAAGATGGTTCCGAACCCTCGGCTTATGCTGATATATTTTGAGGACAGGGAGGGCGTTGCCAGGTGCGTTAAGAAGGCGGGTAATAATCACCCCCCAAAGAGTTTAGTGATAGTGAAGAAAGTGGAGGGGGAGGATGATCTCTATCGCATCGCATGAGACGGAGAAGGACAAGAACCGGCGGATTGACTGTCTGCTTCGTGAGATGGTTATAGAGGAGGCATTAGGGGCGATAGAGGATAATCGTTTACATCAATCTTTCACGCTTCAGGAAATCGCAGACTTTGTGGGAGTGGGAAAAGATACCATTGATCGAATCGAATCCAAAGCCCTGAGAAAATTACAAAATAAAATGATAGATTATAAAATTGGATAATTATGGAAAACGAAATACAGATTTTTGAGGATAAGCCCGATGTGGATGAACTGAAGCATGACTTCGAGCGGGCAAAAGCGAATTTATCTACATGGATGGATAAAGCGGAAGATGCCCGGGAGGTTCGCTTTAATCAGTGGGCAGGTAAGACGGGTGATGGTAAAAAGAGTGGACCTGAAGCCTTTCCATTCGATGGGGCATCCGACCTCGAGCCTGGTGTTATAAACCCATTAATCGATGGCGATGTTGCCACCCTGACCCAGGCGTTGACCAAGGCTAACCTGGTGGCGGCTCCCGTGGAGAGTGGGGATGTGGCATCGGCCAAGTTGGTGACCGAGTTTCTCCGTTGGCGTATGGGTACGATGGATGAACTGATGAGGGAGTCATCGATTGGGGCTAATTATTTATTGCAGAACGGAGTGACTTTTTTCGGTACTTACTGGAAGCAGGAGAAGACGAGGAAGTTTGAGCCTATTAGTTTGGGGCAGATTGCCGAGCAATCACCTGAACTGGCAATGGCGATAGAAGACCCTGAAATGAAGGAGGGAGTCGAAGAGATGTTTTATCCTATGTTTCCAAAGCTTAAAAAGCGGCGGGTCAAGAAGATGCTTAATGAGTTACGGAAGAATGGTGAGACCGAAATTCCGACCGAAAAAGTGGTCGTAAACCGTCCGGCAGTTAAAGCTTATGAGTTAGGCAGGGAATTAATAGTCGATTCAAATGTAATCGATTTAGAATCCGCCAGGAGCATTCACTGTATTCATTACTATTCTCCTGAAGCGTTGAAGCAGAAGGTAAATGAGGGATGGGATGAAGCTTGGATCGATGAAGCGATTGAGAAGGCGAAAGACTTTTACGAGGAGAGATACAGCGACTCGGCGATGCATTATGACTATGGAACGAGCTATGGCAGTCAGCACTACGAGGGATTGATTCGGGTAGTTACCACCTACCGCAAGGAGTTGGATGAAGATGATGTTCCCGTAGTCACTAAGACCTGCTGGACGGATGAAATGGATGAAGCAGGATTCCATGAACCGGTTGGCTATGACGAGGGCAGATATCCATTCGTGTGTATCACGAGAGAGCATTTAAACCATCGTTTACTGGACTCTCGCGGATACCCTGAACTGCTGAAGAGTTATGAGTTGGCGGTAAAGACAGAAGTCGATAGTCGTCGGGACCGTGCTTCTATGAGTACGATGCCACCGGTTGAATATCAAATCGGCCGTAGGCCTGAGCGTCTCGGTCCAGGGGCACAGATTCCTGTACGCCGTAGGGGAGAGGTCGGGTTCATGGAGATCCCCCGCTATTCGCAGGCAAGCATGGAGGTGGAGATGCAAATCCGCCAGTTGTGTAATCGCATAACCGGTCGGGCGACTAGCCCTGATGATGCGGTGGAAGCCAATGTGATAAAACAGCACCTGGTCAACTGTTGGCTCAGTGGATGGAAGGAAGTTTTGAAGAGGATTTGGTGCTTGGATCGGACTTACAGCGGACCGATGATTTGGTTTCGGGTTACGAATAACGAGCAGGGAGCACAGTTGATTTTGGATGAAACTGCTGAGTTGTATGATTTTAATATTAGCTGGAACTCGATGAACCAGGATGAATCCAAGGTGATCGAAAAGCTCGATACGGTTGGTAAATTGATGGCTCAGTATGATCGCAGTGGCCAGGCTCGATTCGACATTTATCTCCGCAAGGTATTGGAGGCAATTGATCCTAACTTAGCATCCCAATTAATCATGCCACAGCAGGAGGCTACAGATAAAGAGATTCAGGAGACTTCTGCGGATATCGCTAAGATTGCATCGGGTCAGGTGGTCAATGTACCACAGCAGGGAGTAAACTCTCAGCTTCGCTTGCAACAACTTCAGCAGTACATTCAGGGAACTCCTGAAATACCGGCACAGGATGTCCAACAGCGGATGCAAGAGGACGAGAATTTCGCCAAGAGGCTTCAAACATATGCGGGTCAGCTCGAAATGATGCAAACCCAGCAGCGCAACGCACTTATTGGTCAACTAGGGACAGCCCCCGGCAATGTACCAGGTACATCGATGGCCGCTTAATGAAAAGGAAAAAATGACATTAGCAGATGCAGTAGCCGGACTCGGGCAACAAACCGAGTGGGTAGTAATTAAAGATTTTATTAAAGAGCAGAGGGATATATGCCTGGTAGATTTTCAGGACTATACTCATGTGGATAACCCGCAGAAGCTTGCAAGGCTAAGTGGCGAGATAGCTGGGCTTACCCGAATAATGGAGTCACTTGAAAATGCCGAAACTGACACCCCATCAGCAGTTTAAAAACGCACATAGGTCTTTACTAAATCGTTGGGTCGAAGAGTCTGATATTGATGACTTAGAGTTGGCTCAAATAGCAGTAGATGACACGCAAGAATGGTTGGATGAAGAGGTTGTCGATTTCGAGTCAGAAGTCGATTTAGATGAAGCGTAAGGGTAATCTTTACGAGCAGAAATACTTCGCATCTGCTCTAGAGGCTGGGCTTGAAGTATTTATCCCATTGGGGGATTACCTCCCGCAAGATTGCTTGGTTATGAACTCAGCAGGGCGAGTCTTTAAGGTTCAGGTAAAAGGAACAGAGACTAAGTCTAGAGACCCTAAAAGAAAAGGGGTTGGCCGATATCAGGTAACTACTTCATCGGGTGGTAATGGTAAAGTATCAATAGATTGCACCAAAGTGGATATCATTGTGGCCTATATCGATGAGTTGAATACTTTTTACCATATTCCATGCATTGAATTAGACGGTGCGAAGCGTATTAGTTTATACCCACATATTGTTAATTCTAGGGCCAAGCACGAACGATTTAAAAATAATTGGTCCGTTTATAAAATCTCCTGAGAAATTTGATTTTTTACCTGCTAAAATAGTTTTTGGTGGGGTGTATCTGCCCCGCAGAAAACTCAAAGAGTGCGAACTTTAAACGCAGAAATCATGGCAGAAACAGTTATTAGCGAGGCTCCGGCTGAATCTACGGGAGCAGAAAACAATCAAGTACGAGGCCCACTATCGGTGGAAGATTTGGCGGCATCCTTTGTCGAGCAGGTCGAAACTGATCAGGAGGCTCAGGTAGATGAGGCGAAGGAGGAGAATACCGAGACCGAACACGCAGAAGCATCAACCGACCAGGATGAAGATGTTCTTTCACAGTTTTCTGAGTCCGAAGAAGAGGACGGAGAAGATACCGAAGAAGAAGTAGAAGAGGAAGTCGAGGAGGAAAGCGAGAGCGAACCTCCTAAAGCTGTTGGTAAGCTATTAAAGCAGGTCAATAAGCTTACAGCTCGAGCAAAGTCAGCAGAAGAAACTGCTGAAGCACTCAAAGCTGAAATCGACAACCTGAAGCAATCAGGAGGCAGTCAGTCGCAACCAGCTCAACCCGAGTTAGAAAATATTCAGTCTTTTGAGGACTTACAACAGTTGCAGAGGGAAGCACAGGCCGCCAAGAAGTTTGCACTTCAGCATATCGGTAAGGATTACATAGAAGTCGATGGCAAGGAATATAGCGATGATGATATTCGAAATATTCTCACCCAGGCAGACGAATATCTTACTGAGAAAATCCCTCAACGAAAGCAGTACCTGCAAGAAAAATCAGAGTGGTCACGCGATACCATCGCCACCCATCCGTGGATGGATTCATCCAAAGATGATGATATCTCTGAAAGTCGCAGGGACACCTTTAAATCACTTCGAAATCAATACGCCAATGTATTGGACGGTCTTCCGAATGGTGACTTCATCGCCGCCACTCTAGTTCGTGGAATAGAAGCATTAAAAAGCGAGCAAGCCGCAAAGTCTGCCAAGAAGGCAGTCAAAAAGCGTAAAGCTCCACCTCCTACTGATGGAGGAGATGTTTCACCACCTATCGAAAATTCAACGACTCGGAAACAGAAACAAAAATCAAAGATCCTGGATCGTAAAGGACCACTCTCGGCTAACGATCTCGCCGCATTTCTCGCGGAATAAAATTTAAAATCTTAAAATAAGGAAATACTTAAAATGGCATTAGCAACAAGCTACAATGTGACCGCCGCCAAAGGCGCTCGCGAAAACTTAGAAAATCTATTAAAAACTGTAGAACCTACAGAAACACCTCTGTATTCTACTCTGTCACAATCAGCCGCTCCAAAGGCAACTCTTAACGAGTGGTTGGTTGACTCCCTCGCAGACCCCGAGATTGGCGGAACAATCGACGGCGTTGATCTTACGATCTCTGATGCGGCCAACTTGATCGACTCAAGAGCAAGATTGGGCAACAGGGTGCAAACCATCAGAGACATATTCTCTGTCTCGCGTCAGGCTGAGATGATTGATGTGGCTCCTGGTGGACAGGGTGGATTATTCAACGCTTCCAAAGCAAAAAGTTTAATTCAGCTCAAACGCTCAATCGAAACTGCTATCGCTTCAGGAAACGATCAAGCCGCCGGAACCGCTTCCGCTGGAGCTACCCTCTGCGGGTTAGGGACTTGGTCTAATCCGAGTGCGACCGGAAATACTTTCGATTCAGCGGCCAAACAAGCATTTCGTGCTGTTAGTGGATCTCGCGTAACTCTTAGTTCTTTAACTGAGTCTGCTTTTCGTGGATTGCTTCAGGCAGTTTACACCGCAAGTGGTGCTAAAGGTTCGTATAAATTGTTTGCCGGTCCAGCGGTGATGAACGCCATCACCGATTACACCCGTGCGGCAGTCACCAACAATCCTGTTTACAGCTTCACGCAAGATGTTAGCGGTAAAACCTTGGTAAATAGTGTTTTACATTATGTCAGTGATTTTGGCAGTATCGATATCATCCCGGACCTATTTTTGGGTAGGGTGAATGGCACTCCATCCGGTACAGACACCGCTGAAGGCGTAGTCAATACCGACCGTGCTTATCTCATCCCTGACGATGACACTGTTTCCCTTAAATTCCTAGAAGGTATTACTGTAGTGGATCTTCCTGACAATGGTGCTGGAAAACGGGCATTTACTGAAGCAATGGTCACCCTTCGTGTAGGCAATCCAAGAGCTTTAGGTTCTATCGTTTGATCAGGTAATAGTATTATTATCATGTTGTTATTTGGAGGCCGGCTTAGGGGTAGGCCGGCCTCCTTTTTCTTTTTATAAAATGAGTCTAAATATAATCGTAAAAGGTGGAAAGAGGAGTGGAAACTCCCAGGAGGAAATTGCGTACTATCTTCGAAAAGCCAACGAGCAGGCAGTAGTTCGCGAAAAAGCTGGATATAGTCAACGGCAAGAACAAGTTCGCCAAGCCGCCAAATCTTTAGAAGGAGGTAAAGGAGACTTTAGACTCGCAAGGGTAGTCGATAAGGCCACTTACCTCCGCCATGAGCAGGAAAGACCCGGATGCTGGGCTGATAAAGGCTTTCAAAAAGACTTCGAGAAATCAAACCCCGAGTGCAAAATTAAACACTAACTCTAATTATGGCAAACTACGCAACCGCTACATACGCTCAACTTAAATCAAGATTCCGAGCATTGGCCGGGCTTGATGCACTGCAAGCAACAGATGCTAGTTTCCTTCGTGATTTAGTAAACCGTGCGGCTCGTATAGCCCATGAGAGATACCCCTGGCCACAATTTACTGTTATCGGTGAAAGCGTAGCAGTGGTCACTGCTGATGCAAACCGACTACGAATTTACGGAGTCAGTAACAAATTGGCCAATGATGCCAATGTAGTTTTTCGTATTCATAAGACAGACCCATCCACAACTCGTTATCCCGAGGAGTATACATTCTTAACAGAACTGGACTCTAGTGGTTATCCATCAATTAAAATCATTGAGCCAGCTCCTTTAGACGGGGTAAATGTATTTATAACTTATCGAAAAGACCTTCGCTCAGAAATAAATAACGGAGCGGCCACAAGTGGATATTATGGTGACGAATCGGGAGATGAACCAAACATCCCCAATTTCTTTTTCGACTACTTAGTTCAGTCATCTTATGCCGGATTTCTACGCGGAGATGGTCAGACAGAAAAAGCTCAAGTGGAAGAGCAGAATGCAGAGTTTTTACTGAATCAGGAGATTGATTTAGTACGAGAGCAGAGCCGACAGTATCGGAATGACATCCTCCAATATCGTGCCCCTAGTCAGTTTCGTCGGCACAACATCCAAGCAGGAGGCCAACCGGTTAATCCAAGCATCGCCAATGTTCAATAATGGCTAGAACCGTAACATTTGAGTCCCTTGAGAAACGCTTCAAGATGGCGGCTGGCCTGCCAACCTTGACGCAGGTGGATGAATTTTTCTTTAAGGAATCTTTAAACAGCAGGGCCCAAACTGCCTGGCATCGATGCAAGTGGCCTGAATTGCTCAAACTGGTAGAGAAGTCAGTCGGATCAACGACTAATCCTACGGCCGGCAAGGCAGTACAGATCGATAATGATTTAAACATCATGGAGATCCACCAGGTTTACACGAAGAATCCATTTACTGACAGCACGGCGGTATTATTAGATTTTAAGCTACTTGACGGTTACTTAATTTTGCCGGCAAACAGTTCGGTATCTTCTGTTTTTATCGTCGGGACCGCAGTTCGGCCAACCTATGGAAAGGATACAGGAGAGGAAACGAATGTGCCTGACTTTTTAGCCAACTACCTGGTGGCCGGCGGACTATCTGATTTTCTTCGTGGAGACGGGCAGACAGAGGCGGCCATGCAGGAAGAGAATAGGGCAGAGGAATATCTCGCATTGGAAATTGATCGGGCAGAAAGACTCCAATCGCAAAACAAAATAACCTTTAACACTTACCCGAGCTACAGCTTCGGCGTATCAGTCTTAACCACTACTTAATTACTATGGGCATTTCATCATTCAATGTACAAAATTCAATGGGAGCCAATGGTTGCACCTATGTAAACGGAACAACGGCAACGACAGGCGATTTCGTCGCAATTCAGTTTACCGAGGATTCGGTAATTGGTGCTATCACCGGGCAGATGGATAACTCCGCTCAATTAATTGCGGACGCAATAACATTTAATAAAAACGACTGCATTTACCTTCCATTCACCAGCCTCACTCTTACCAGCGGTGCGGCTATACTGTATAAAGCCTGATGCCTTTTTTTGGTATAGGTTTACACATCGGTGATACCGAAGGGGATAGCCAGGTAGGGCCTAGCGGCCCCAATGGGGTCTATAAGCTAGAGGATAATTCGGGCTTTTACTTAACTGCGGCAAACGACTACCTCGCATTCGAGACTGCGGAGACTGCTCTATGGACACCCACACGGATTAGCACAGTAGGTTGGTGGGATGCAAGTGATAGCTCAACCATTACCACGAGCGGGTCAGAGGTCACCCAATGGAGTGACAAGAGCGGAAATGGTTTAAACTTAGCTCCTGTCTCAGGATCAACAGGACCGACTACTAACACAATCACACAAAATTCATTGAATGTGTTAGACTTCAATGGTGACTGCTTAGAAAATAACACCTTTTCGCACGACATATCGAACCCCATTTTCCTGGCATTTTTAGTAGAACTAGATGCAGTAGTAACGGATCAATATTTCTTATGGTCTGGAACCACTGACTCAGCCGATAGATGTGCAATCAGAAAGAGGGCCACAGATTCTGTTGAGATTTTTGGGAAAACATCAGGCGGCGGGAATACCTTCGTAGGTTTTGGGGCACCAACCAAAGGATCATTTGAGTTATTAGTGGCCAAAATAAACGGCCCTAGCGGAGCGGCTTTTCTGAATGGAACACTAACTGACTCAGGAAACTCAGGAGTGGATAATCTTAATACCTTTAACCTGGGTCATGCTGAAGGTGAAACCCAGAACTTTGTGGGCAAATATGCAGAAGTAGTTGCTTTTACAGATAGCAATGACCGCCAAAAAATCGAAGGCTACCTGGCTCACAAGTGGGGCATCGATGCAAACCTAGACTCTTCACACCCATACGCTTTAAGCGCACCAACTATCTAAAACTATGGCTAATAAGAAATTCACAGACCTTAACGCTACCACAAGTTTAGTAGGTACAGATTTGATTGCGGTCACAGTAGACCCAGCTACCACACCTGTATCCAAAAAATCTACCATTAGCACCTTGATGGCGCAAGCACCCGTGCAATCAGTTGCCGGACAAACAGGTGTGGTTACATTAAGCAATACAGACATCAGTGGGTTGGGAACAGCGGCTACTTCAGCAAGTACAGACTTTGCCACTGCGACACAGGGTGCAACAGCAGACTCTGCTGTACAACCAACAGACAGCATCGATGTATTAGCCGATGTAGACACCAGCACAGTTGCTCCTACCACCAATGACTTTCTTAATTGGGATGGATCAAATTGGGTTCCAGCAGTACCTACCGCAGATGTAGACACCCCACTCACCACCGCACTTCGTGGCACGGATGACCCACACATCGGAGCAAATCCCAATCAATCGTTTAAGGTCATGGACAATCCGAGTAAGTCGGCAATGGTTATTGCTGATGCGGACGGTAATGTAACCTATATCTTAAAAGACTCTGCCGCTGAGGTAAGAGTAGCTAAGGGAACATCAGGCACTCCATCTCGATTCGCCCTAGCATCTGATCTTCCAGCTTTCGTTTTAGAAAATGATACAGGAGAGCCTGATATTGAGGTTACTGAACCAAATACAGGTAAGAAAATTTCCGTTATATCAGGAGATGGTGACGAAAGGGGAGCAAATAATCTACCAACAATCCAAGGTTATATTACCGATATAGGGGGAAACCCATCACCACTTCTCATTTCAGGCGGAACCATAGCTTAACCCAACTTAACACTTAACTAATACAATATCATGGCAGATCATTATTTTCATCCGACAGCAAATCAAGGTACAGGAGACGGTTCTTCTGAAGCTAACGCTCAACAGTATAGCACTGCTAATTTAGACACCGCAGAAGGGGCGGCATCAAGTGGAGATACTATTTTCTTTTTAGACGGCGATTACACTTCATTACCTACCGCATTTGATAACGGTAGTACCGCACAAGTTTTAACTTACAGGTCATTAAACCCTTTAGGTGCTAGGCTACTTAAAACAAGTTACGGAAAATTAAGTTTAGGTTACGGCACAAATAATTTAACATCCACCTCCACCACTATCGTTAGGGACTTCTACACCCAAAACATTCAATGGGAGGGAAAAACTGACGGTGCAATTATTGAACTAAGAGGCATTAAGCAAGTAGATACAGCCAACGCTACTCACGGTCTTTTAAAGGGATACATAGCAGGTTTAAATAAAACCTCTTTAGCTCATGTAGTACAAGGGTGCAGCTTCACACTAAAAGCAAATAACGATACAGGGTTTATTGGTAATATGATTAATGGTACAGTATCGGAATCCTCCTTTCACATTCTATTTGATGGAACTGCTGGTACTAAAAAGATTGGTCAGTACACAGACTTCGATAGCTATAATTCTTCCCAACATCCGACCTTTAAAAACACCATTATTTCGTGTGATACTGATGAAACTTTACATACAGGATTAAGAGACACATCGAAACTTAGTTATTCGTGCATCAACACAGTATCGTACTTCGGTCCAGTTACAGCGGCAGAGACGGGTACAAACTTTAACGCAGACCCACAATTCGTAGACGCACCAAACGGCGACCTACGCCTCCGCCCAACCTCTCCTTGTATCGGTGCTGGAACCGCAAGCTAAGTCATGGCACTCAATAAGTTACATAAGAAAGACTTTACCATTGCGATTAAACATGGTGCGGATCAAAACGCGGTGAAGTTTAAGAAGGAAGCGGTAAAGGGAGAACTGTTTTTCGATACTACTGACAATAAGCTATACATCGCCTTGAGCGATGCTTCGGGTGCATCGGACGCAACAGTTGTAAGTGTCACGCTTGCGTAATGGCTCCTAACATCAGCGATGATACGAGTGTAAAGACTCCGCTGGCGTTTTTACTGAAGGTCTTTGGCGGGACCATCTTCGTGGTGTACTCAGCGATGTTGATCTATGCTCGATTAAATACCTTAGAGATGGAGATCCTACGCCTCAAGCACGAGGTGGAAATGAATAGCGAATTTCGTATTAAATGGCCACGAGGAGAGCTTGGTGCATTACCCGATGATGCGGAGCAGAATATGCGTCTTCTATTCTTGGAGAAGCAAACCGCCAAGCACGAAGAACTCATGGACGAAATCCGCTACGGAACTATTAGGTGAAATGGGCGAGATACTTCTTATGTTACTTACGGGGGGCGGTAGTACGGCTCTTGGAGCGATGCTCAAGGGTGGGTTCGGAATGCTATTTGAGAGTCGCCGCCAAAAGCACGAGCTTGAACTTGCACGAGAAAGCCGTGCAAACGAAAATTTTCTTAAACTCCAAGCTCAGTTGGCTGAAGGAGGTAATAGCGAATTTACTAGTTTTAGTAGGCGTATTATCGCTTTCATGGGGGTGTTCACGCTCTGCACTTGTATCATACTTTCAACCTGTTTTCCGACAGTCGAGTGGGTATCTGTCAGTAACGCCCACGGAGAAGGCAGAACGGAATTGCTGTTCGGCCTCATCAGTTACCCCGCAAGCCAAGACCCCATCACGCTATCTATGGGACACCTCGCCTATATGGGGCAAACAGCCCTTTGTGGCATCCTCGGTTTTTATTTCGGGCCATCGCCTCACAGACGATAAATGAGTATGATCGACCGCGTATCCATGACGGGAATGGGAGGCACATTAGCCACTTTTGGCTTTGCCACCCTGGACTCTTTATTCGGGTGCATCGCCGGTGCCATAACCATCGTCTACATGACGATCAAAGTTTACCAGGAAATTAAGAATAAGAAGTGAGTCGCTACCGATCATACGGACAACTAGACGATCCATTCGTGACAGAAGGGGATACTTTCTTTCTGCGGATGAATGCGCGTCTGAGGCCAAACCAGTTGAAGCCCGGGGAGGTCGCTCTGTCCAAAAATGGCCGGATGAATGAAGATGGCACCTGGCAACCTCGGAAAGGTCTATCCACTCTGTTCGGATCAATCACTACCGGTGAGGCCAGTATTAGAGTGCCATATAT